GTGGGGGTATGGGTGGGGGTATGGGTGGAGGTATGGGTGGAGGTAGTGAAAAACAAAGAGATATGGATGATAGATTACAAAAGATGATTGCAGAACGTGAAATTTTTGGTCAAGCTATTCAACGTAAATAAATACAACTGTTTCATCATTTATTAGTTCTTTTTTTATTTAGTAATTATAATGCAATTGAATACTATTATTATAATTATTCTTATAATCTTGTTTTTTAAAAACATCTTATTTTATAAGGAATATTTCAAAGTGTCTTTTTACAATGATTCTTATGTAGCAAATGATCAAGATACTTTATATCAGACAGAAATAAAAGAGTTAAATGAAATTTTTGAACAATTTAATACAGAGAACTTTCCTGATTATCGTAATGTATATAGTAAATTACCTAGTTACCTTAAATTTCCATGGCAAAAGCTTATTAATAGTTTAGTAATTACAATATTAAAAGATGTTTTTTCAAAATCAAAGAAATACCGTGGTTCTAAATTATCAATTGTAAAAGATATGTACAATATTTATTTGTACGATGATACATCTGGTAATCGTCATATAGTATTTACAGTAGATGTAAGGAATGAAACGTTAAAGTGGACTAGAAAAATAAAATTTTATGCTATATTAAGTAATTTATCAAACTTTTTAACAGATACGGGGGATTATATAACAGACATAAATCTTGATTTTGAAAAAACATTCTTTTCAAATTTATCAATTCGAACTATATCTTTGGAAGAATCAACTGTTACATTACTAGTAAAAGGTGTTGATGACAAAATTGGTAAAGAAGACTATTACAATTATTATATGATAACAAATACGCTACATTTGATGGATCCTTATCTAACAAGTGGTAAATCAATGGTTATAACAGATGATATGAGACGAGATTTTGATTTGGGATTAAAAGAACGTGAACAACGTGAAAAGAAAAAATCTCTTTCTGGATTTTGTTATAATACAACAAATCTTACAGCAAATACAAAAGAAGAATGTGTAGATTCTGGTGGTATATGGGATTATCCTCCAGAAACTTCTTATGAATGTCCATATTATTCAGCTAACGAAAATTATCCAAATTCATTTGGGAATTTAGTAGGAGATAAATGTCAATTACCAAAAAATATGGAAATTATTGGGCATAGAAATTATTCCCTTGATCCTAAATTAGCTCCTTTATGTTATAATTGTAATCCAGATACTAGTATAATGTATGGTGATGGTACATTAGGATTTTGTTGCGAAGATCAAAATGATAAATCAAAATATCCACAATTAATAACACCGGATTACGCATTTGACGGTGATCAAGATGAACGAATAAAATATTTTGATAATCTAAGATTAAAGGGTTTAAACGTTAAATAAAAATAAAACAAAAAAAAAAAATATTTTATTATACTATAATAAAACAATGAGACATTCTGCTAAAAAGTACCATTCTCGTAAACGTCACTCTGCTAAACGTCACTCTGTTAAACGTAGTTCGCCAAAACGTAGTTCGCCAAAACGTAGTTCGCCAAAACGATCTGTTAGAAAAACCCGAGTAACTTCTCATTATCGTATGCGTGGTATGGGTGTTTTGTTTAACATGTACGGTGGAGCCACTGAAGCTCTTGAACAGGAACTTGCAACTATGAAACAAAACGTTGCTAATTTAAATGCTCAGTTATCAGCTGAAAAAAGCGAGGAACGAAAAAAGAAAATTCGTGAAGCTATTGTAAAGGCTCAACAAGGTATGAATGCTGCAAAAGAAAAAATGAAACAGCTTTTACGTGGTGCAGCAGAAACAGCTGGAAAAGCTGCTGCTGCTCTTAGTTCTGGAGCTAAAGTCGCTGGTCGAAAATTGAGTGCTGGATTGTCGTCACTTGGATCTAAATTAAGCAGTGGATTGTCATCGTTGGGATCAGCATTCAAGGGTAAGGTCGAAGATTATAAAGATCGCAAGGCAATTGAAAGATATTATTCAGAAAAGGCAAAAGAAGCAACTAGTCAAATGAAATCTCAGAAATACGAAGAGGACATGAAACGTCGTCTAAGTAGATCGTCATCAAGTGCTAGTGCTTCTCAATCTGGTGGTTCGTATACAGAATCTTATACTGATACACAATCTGGTGGTGATTCTACTAGCTTTCCATTTTAAACAATCAGCTAAATAATTATTTTATTATAGTAATAATAAAACAATGAGACATTCTGCTAAAAAGTATCATTCTCGTAAACGTCACTCTGCTAAACGTCATTCTGTTAAACGTCATTCTGTTAAACGTCATTCTGTTAAACGTCATTCTGTCAAACGTAGTTCGCCAAAACGTCATTCTGCTAAACGTGTTACCCGAGTAACTTCTCATTATCGTATGCGTGGTATGGGTGTTTTGTTTAACATGTATGGTGGAGCAACTGAAGTTCTTGAACAAGAACTTGCAACTATGAAACGGAATGTTGCTAATTTAAATGCTCAGTTATCAGCTGAAAAAAGCGAAGAGCGAAAAAAGAAAATTCGTGAAGCTATTGTAAAGGCTCAGCAAGGTATGAATGTTGCAAAAGAAAAAATGAAACAGCTTTTACATGGTGCAGCAGAAACAGCTGGAAAAGCCGCTGCTGCTCTTAGTTCTGGAGTGTCCTCACTTGGATCTAAACTAAGCAGTGGAGATTATAAAGATCGCAAGGCAATTAAAAGATATTATTCAGAAAAGGCAAAGGAAGCAACTAGTCAACTGAAATCTCAGAAATATGAGGAGGAGATGAAACGTCGTCTAAGTAAATCTGATACTGATAGTGATAGTCAATCTGGTGGTTCGTATAGTGATGATGATGAAGACTCTAGTTTATTTACATTTTCTTAAAAAAATATAAAAGTATTTAACAATTTATATATTTTGTTTTTACACTGGAAAATAATCCAGGGGATTCTGATTCAACTCTATAATGAATATGTCTTGATAATTTCTTATTCATTCCAAATTTAGATACATAATAATCGGATGGACAGTTGACTTTAAGAGTAACTTCTCCCTTGTTATCAGTTTTTGCAAGACCACTATTGCCATAACCTTTATAGGCTTCTAAGGGATTATCGAATGTTTTATCAGATTCACTTGACCCCCAATATAAGACTTTTGCATTTGTTTTTAATCCTTGTAATGTTACATCAATTAGTTTTCCAATTGTTTCTCCTTCTTTGATAGGGATTACAGCGGGTCCTAAAAATGGTAGATAATAATCTCTATTAAATATGTGAAGGGTTACACTGTAAATAATCAAAATATTCAAAGCAAAAAGGATGTTTTTATTTGTGGTAATATACGAAATTGGATCGACTTTAAGTAAATGTGTTAATGAATAACTTAGTGCAGCTAGGGCTAACAATAATTTTGCAAATATAAATAAGTACATTTTATATAATAATAAAAAGAAAAAATTATTGTGGTATTATAGATATGTTAGAATCTACTAGTCGTAATCAATTTGTTTACAAAGATTATCTACAAGAATTTTTTGATACTTCTTCTAAACCATTCGTAAAAGAAATTGTGTTGATTGTTGCATTATATTGGTTTTATACCAATACACCATTACAAGATTTTATAATTTTTATAAAATACATAACCATTTTAATCTTGATTAGATATGTTTTATCAGTTTTAACACAGATACGTGATAATAATGACAAAAGGTATTTTGTATTAAATGCTAATGTTATAATATTCATGACTATAATATTATGGATGAATCAATCTGGTAGTTTAGTAGATAGGGATTATTTAGCTATTGTATTAATTACGAGTTATAGTTTACTTGTGATTAGTACTAAAGAACATTATACGTCAGATGTTTTAGTAACGTTATTGGTTACTTATAGTTTGTTTAATAATTCTACTGTTAAATATTACGTTAATGGATTATCATAATTATTTCCTTACAGTAACTTTATAACGTCTTGAGTTGTGTTCTACAAAACTAGACATAACAGTTATACCAGCATGTAAAGATAATATATTATCAATCTTGGCGAATTCTCCTTGTACAATATCAATGAAGATTGAATCTTTATCTTGTATTTCAGAATTAGTGATTACTGATGAATCAAATGTAGGACCAAAAATTAGTTCGTGATCGAAATTAAACGTTGACATTTTATACTATTACCTAATATAATAATTTTTAGAAAATGACTTTTAATTTTTAGAAAATGACTTTTAATTTTTAGAAAATGACTTTTAATTTTTAGAAAATGACTTTTATATTTGTCTAATACTAATACTAATACTAATACTAATACTAATACAAAAATTATTTGTGACAAAATGAACATAAAACACATTTTAGCGAATAAAAATAAACCATAAAACTATCCTTTTATAAATTTTTATTTCTATGCAATATATAAGTATTTTAACAAGTGCGTTTAAAATGAATTTTCTAAATAGAATTGATAAAGATATTACATTACTTTTAGATAATTTACCAGTTGGAATTATAAGATTCAGTGATAAACGTCGTTGTATCTATGCAAACAGATTTATAGTTAATTTGTTTGGTATAGATATATTAACATCATTAGATGATGTGACATCTATATATATACAATCAATTCATAAAGAAGATTGTGAAATAGAAATGCAAACTTGTATGGATTTTATGACAGATTTTAAAGAACGTAATACAACTATAAGAATTTTTAACAAACAAATAAATGAATATAGATGGATGACAAATAAAAAAACTGTTATTTATTCTGACGAAGACGATACGTATTCTTTCATGTATACTTTACAAGATATAAATGAGAATAAATTGTTAGAAATAAGACTAAGAAATGAAACGATTAGAGCAGAACAAGCTTATAATCACAAGTCTATTTTTCTAGCAAACATGTCGCACGAAATACGAACTCCATTAAATGGAATTATAGGTATGCTTACGTTATTAGAAGATACTAAATTAACAAATGATCAACAAGATTATATTTCAATGGTTAAGGAATGTTCATATAATTTAATGACTATTATAAATGATATTTTAGACTATTCAAAATTAGAAGTTGGTAAAATTACTCTTGATATAAAACCAATGAATCTTTGTGAATGTATAGAAACGACAAATGATATTGTTTTATCAAAAATATATGAAAAGTCGTTGGAGTATGCATATAATATACATTCAAGCATTCCTGAACAAATATACGGTGATCAAAATAGAATTAAGCAAATATTATTAAATTTACTAAGTAACTCTATCAAATTTACAGACCGTGGGAGTATATTATTAAATATAGAACAAGTAAAACATGATGAATATGAATTGTTAAAACAAACATATTCTCAAAGTGTTTTGTGTGAAAAAAATAATATATTCGAAAATTTGATAGAATGTGATAACGTATGTGTTAATAAATTATACATTAGATTTGATATCACTGATACTGGTTGTGGTATAGACCAAAAAGATAAAGTAAAACTTTTCAAATCATTTAGTCAAGTAGATAATCAAATCACCTCAAAAGTTTATCAAGGTACTGGATTAGGATTGGCAATAAGTAAAGAATTGGTAGAATTAATGGGTGGGTTTATATGGTTAGATTGGAGTGAAATCAATAAGGGTTCTAGATTTTCATTTCTTCTACCAACATTAGAGTCTGTTGAAAAACAACTACAAAATGAAACATCCGAATCAGTTTTACAAAATGCAAATGTACTTATAGTAGATGATAATTTGCATAATAGAATTAGTTTAACTGGAATGATCACAAAATGGGGTATGAAACCACACGTATTTAGCAATGGAGAGGAAGCTCTCCACTTTACAAAATTAACAAAATTTGACATTGGTCTTATAGATATTTGTATGCCAAAAATGGATGGTCACCATTTTGCAAGTAAATTACGCGAACAAAAAGAATTTGAAAATTCAGATTTCCCATTAGTAGCTCTAAGTAGTTTAGGTGATAAATTGGTATCCAAATCTAAATACTTTAAAACACACCTTATTAAACCTATTAAAGAATCAAAACTTAAAAAAATATGTATTGACCTATTGCAAAATAGAGCTTATCAAGAAATTTCAAATTCTAATCATCACGTTCAAAAAACAAACATCCAACTTCCTAATTTAGATAACTACATTAATCAAAATAATTTATCTGATATAAAATCAAATGTCAGAATTCTATTAGCAGAAGATGTATATATAAACCAAAAAGTAGTAATAAGTTTTTTAAGTAAATTAGGGTATGATAATATTCAAGTTGTTGACAATGGTAAACAATGTTTAGATGTAGCATTAAATAACCAATTTGATATAATTTTACTAGACATCCGAATGCCTGTAATGAATGGAGAAGTAGTGTTGCAAGAATTAAATAAACATTACTCTATATCTCATTCCACTAGACCGCATATGGTAGCTGTAACAGCTTATTGTCTAAGAGAAGACAAGGAACGTTATCTAAATATGGGTTTTGATGATTACATACCAAAACCAATAACTTTAAACGAATTAAAAAGATGTTTAGATAAATTTATAGAAACATTAC